CAAGTAATGGTTTCAAATGGCGAGGCACATCTAGTGATGGCAACGCAAGTGGTGGAACGTACATCTTCTTAGCATTTGCAGAATCCCCATTTAAACACACAAACGCTCGCTAACAGGGCAATCACAATTTAGGAGAACAACTATGTGGTTCGTTGGAAACGTAGAAACAGGATTTACAGTAAACAAGGCCAGAGGCTTGACGATTGGAGATGTGCAATACCCACGCAACATCTTTGTGCTTTGGTCAAAAGAAGAACTAGCAGCCATAGGCATTAAGCCCTACAGCGAGACTAGGTTAGATAGCCGCTATTACAATCAGGGTGCATTAACTCGCACTGAGACTAATGATGAGATTGTTGGCACATACGCAGCCATTGATAAAGACGTTGATGCGCTTAAAGACACTATGCTTTCAAGCGTCAAATCAATCGCTGGCTCGTTGCAAAGCCAAGTCGATTGGTATTGGAGCAGGGCAGCTAAAGGTGGCACAGAAGTACCATCCGATGTAGCAGCACACGCTACTGCAATCTATACAGTAATGGATGCCAAAGAATCTGCCATATCTGCATTGTCTGATCTAGCTGCGGTGATTGCTTATCAGAACAAGCCAATGGTTGAGACTCGTAAGATTAAGCATACCTCAGATGAAGGTGTTGAGACTTATGGCCCTGAGACTGAAACACATGATCGTGAAGTAGACCAAGTAACACATGGCTGGCCTACGCTAGAAGATGCTGATCCAGCATTTGTAAGTTTAGTTGATGCCTAATGTGGTCAACGATTGGTGAGGCTTATCCCGTTTTTATGCCAGCGCCAGTGGGCCAGACAATCGTGTCTGAACCTCAGACTTCTCAGCGTGAAGTGACTGAGCGATTTAGTGTGTCAAAAGTGACAGGCGTGGTGGCCTACGAAAATCCTAGATTTATATCAACTTTACACTGGGTAGCTAAATGCTCTTAGAGTCGGTTATTGCTGCAAACGCTGCGTTTTCTGTAATTAAAAAAGCTGTTCAAAACGGCAAAGAGATTAGCGATTGTGCAAAAGCGATTGGCGCATATCTGGGTCACAAAGAAAAAGTTGAGGAGCAGGTTAATTCTAAAAGCGGTGCAAGTAGTAACGACTTAGAGGCATTTTATGAACTTGAAAAACTAAATAAAGCCGAGGCCGATTTAAAGTTTTTGATGCAAAAAACGAGGCTTGGAATGTGGCAAGATTTTGAGGCATTTAAAAATAAAAGGAAAGTGCAAAGGGCCAACGCAGTGAAGGCGCAAGCGAGAGCAAAAGCAAGGCGGGATTCTGAATGGGCAGCAACACTAGACGCTTTATATAAAGCCTTTTTTCTAATCATTGCTTTAGGTGGCATTGCTTTGATTTCAATTTACATGATTTACAACTTTGAGAGATGAGCATCATGGAAGCTAGGTTCGACAGGTTAGAAAATAAGCTAGATAAGATGGGAGAGTCGTTGACTAAATTAGTCGAGATAGATACCAAGCTCGATCACTTTAGCCAGCATAACGCAAACCAAGATAAACGGCTTGATGCTCACAGCCTAAGACTAGATAAACTCAACGATTCAGTAATTAAAAACACTGGGGCAAGTCGAATGGCAGAGCGTTTATTTTTCATCACGCTCACGGCAGGAATCTCTTTTATTGCGTACTCCTTGCGAGGCTAATGAGATGGATTTGGAAGCACTCAAAGAGTGGGCAACGCCAAGGCAGATCGAGGTTATTGACGCGGTGATTGAGTGCGGAACTCAAAGTAAAGCTGCTATTCATTTAAATATAAATCTTAGGACACTTTCAAAATCGTTAGAGTCAGCCAAGAAATCAGCAGCAAGGCAAGGCTGGTCTCCTGATCACGACATGGTTCATTCAGCACCCAACACTCATGTAGTCAAAGGCGTTAGTACCTTCTACGATGAGGACGGAAAACCAATCAGGCAATGGGTTAAAACAGACCTAAATAAAGAAAGCCAAGAGGCGTTATTAAAAGCCTTCGCAGATGGGTTGATTGAAACACTACCCAAGTATCAGCCGCTTAATCATACGCCCACTAAACACGATTCTGAGACCATCACAGCCTATGTCATTGGTGATGCTCACATTGGAATGTTATCCACAAACGCAAGGAACCGAGACTCAGGCGAATGGAACCTTGAGATAGCAGAACGGGTGACATTGGAGGCGATTAATAAGCTAATAAAAGCAAGTGGTGGCGGTGATACTGCATTGATGCTTGATCTTGGTGACTTCACTCACGCGGATAACGCGCAGAACACAACTACGTCTGGCACTCAATTAGATGTAGATGGGCATTTTAGCGACTCCATAGCGGCTGCGGTTCGCATTTACAGGCAATCAATAAACATGATGCTTGAGGCTCACAATAAAGTGGTTCTAATGATGGTCAGAGGTAATCACAACAGCAACACAGCAATCGTGATTAACACCATGCTCAAGGTGTTCTATGAAGATGAGCCAAGGGTGGAAGTGCTGGATAATAGCTCAAAGTTTATGAGCCTTAAATACGGCAGGGTATTGATAGCCTCCCATCATGGAGACCGAATGAAAGCAGAACGGGCCTATGAATATGTGACGCGCTCAATGGCGAAAGAGTGGGGAGATACTGATCATCGTTATTTTCTGATGGGCCACATTCATCACTCAGTTAGCAAGGAGTTAGGCGGCATGAACTTTGAATGGTTCCAAGCATTACCAGCCCCAGACGCGTGGCATAGTGACAGTGGATATGGTGCAGGCCGTTCAATGTCTTGTATTGTTTTTGATAGTAAACATGGCGAGGTTCAACGTCATAAGATAGGCATAGGCCAGTTGGAGAGTTGTTAGATGATTATTGAAATGTTGCGAAAGCATGAAGGTGTTGAGAAATACGCTTATAAATGTACAGCAGATAAAGTGACCATTGGCGTAGGTCGTAACATTGATAAATCAGGCGGCATAGGTTTATCTGATGATGAGATTGATTACCTATTAAGCAATGATATTAAGAGGGTCAGCGCAGAGTTGATTAGGGCGTTCCCTTGGTACTCTGAACTCGATGAAGTTCGCAAAGACGCAATGATTGATATGTGTTTTAACATGGGCCTGCCTCGATTGAGTAAGTTTAAAAACTCACTAGCAGCTATGAAAAATGGTGACTATGACATTGCAGCGATAGAATTCTTAGATTCAAACTGGGCCAAGCAAGTAGGAAGCCGATCAATAACGATTACAGACATGATTAGGTCAGGGGAATACTAATGGGTTGGTTTTCAAGTTTAGTGGGCGGTGGCGTTGTAGAGCCTATTGCCGCGATTGGCTCAGTCTTAGATAACCTAATTACAACTGATGAAGAAAGGGCTGCCGCAGAATTATTAAAAGGCAAGCTAGCACAACAGCCTCAAATGGCTCAGACAGAAATCAACAAAGTGCAAGCAGGCCACAGATCAATCTTTGTGGCTGGCGCAAGACCTTTTCTCATGTGGGTTTGTGGAATAGGTTTATTATTTGCCTTTGTGCTTAACCCAATACTTGAATGGATAGCACCATTAAGAGGAAGCCCAGAACTACCCCTAGATGCAATGATGGAGTTAACTATCGCAATGCTAGGACTAGCTGGCCTGAGAACTGTCGAAAAACTTAAAGGCGTATCTAAATAGTTATTTCATAACCTATTATTTAGCTGGCTAATTACCCAAGCCCCAAACTTCTGGTTTGATTTCTTAGCAGCTTCACGCCATGCCTTTTTATCTTCTGCCCTTACTCTGACTTGAAGCACTGCCGTAGTCTTTTGATCGGCTGGCTTTTGAGCGTGAGTGTTGCCAGTGTTGAAGTGATCACTCATAATATTCCCCAAGGGGCCGAAGCCCCTGATGTTAGTTTGAGTATTCTGCGTACTGACTTTTACTTTTTGCTTCCGATATATACTCTGACGAGGCACATACTCGATCATTGTTTTCCAAGACACAGATGTCGTAAGGCTCAATATCAGTAACTTCCAACCAATGCTTTGATTCGTGTAAACGAACAAAATCACCTATAAATAAAATCATGTGATGCTCCAAGGGGCCGAAGCCCCTATTGTTATTTAATTAATCTAGACCAAGTTGCTAGTGCGTTACCCTGATCGTATGATCGGTGATCTGTAGCGCAACCATTCTCAGCACTACCTAAAAAATATTTATACATTTCTAAACTGCCGCTAACGTATGTGCCACTGACACAATAAACTGGGCCATTATCTTCTCGACCAAAAAGATTATTTGGCTGGCTAACTTTAATCTCATCAATTTCGTAAACAAAGTTATGGTTCCCCATGTGGTCGCCAATCTTCATTTTAGACGGGTGAATTCTCTCGAAGTCATCGAGCATGAAATCTCTTGGCTTTTCTACCAATCCAGAAATATAAGCAGCGGTGTATGCTTTGGTAGCCTTGATTGTTTCTTGAGTAACGATGTGAGTCATAATTTTGCTCCTAGTACCAAGTGCCGCTTGGTCGGTGTGGGCTAACTCAACCCATATATGTATTGTACTACAAAACACTAAGATAGCAATAGTAAATGCAAAAATAAATAAAATAAATTTGGATATTATTTATCGGTTTAAACCCGAACAATTAAAATGATTATAAAAATGAGCAAGAAAAGTGGCACAAAAAGTGGCAGGGCAGAGACAAAAGGTGGCAAATGTAGGCAATTAAAGTGCCACTTAAAAAAAAGGCAACGCTCCAAGTAATTGAAAACGCTGCCTTTTTATACTTCTATGTGGTGGAGATGGGGGGAGTCGAACCCCCGTCTAAACTATATGAATCAATGACTTACAGATCGACAGTGGCAGGAAAGTGGCATTTGTACCAATTTAAGCCCATATTTGATCACTTTTTAATCAACTTTTTGGGTTCAGTTCCTACCTTGGGAATCGAACCCGCGTCCCCGAATTTAGCATCAATCAAGCTGCCCCCGTCATGGCCTTCTGTTTCTATCCATTTGGCGTAGATTGTCGTGGTGATTCCTACATTCTTGTGACCTAGCTGGCGACTATACCATCCCAATCTCTCACCCGAAGTCAGCATCATAGACGCGTAGGTGTGTCTCGTTTGGTACGGCCTACGATAGCGAAGCCCTGCTTTCTTTAAAATTCCCGTCCATCTTTTCCTGATAGGCTGGTCTCCCGTCCAAGGCTTGCCATGTAGCGGGTCAATAAATACCTCCTGATCAGCTAGGAAAGTGTGCTCTTTTTGTGCCATTAAAGCCTTTCGTGCTTGCGGCAACATTCTGATTATTCTTTCGCCTGCTTCCGTTTTTGGTGGTTCGGCTTCGTCAGCCGCTTGAGTTAATCCTTTATCCACATTGATCGTGCCGTTTATAAAGTCAATATCGTCCCATAGTAAGGCGCATAATTCGCTTGTTCTCATTCCCGTCCAAAACGCAAACCAAAATAAATTACGCACTTGGCCTGTTGAGGTTTGATAAATTAAGCTCATTTCTTCCATGTTAAATGGGTCTAGCTTCTTTGCTTTTGCTTTAATCTGGGCATATGTCTCTGCGCGCTCATAAGAAAAGCCCGATAAATGATTTTTATCTATGACCTCATCACCCACAGCAAGAGCCAAAGCGCAGCGTAAAGGGGATACAACATTCTTAATGCGCTTATTGCTCATCTTTGTTCTGGTGATAATCCAATCTCTCATATGGTAAGCGCGAAAATCATATATTGAGATGTGACCGAACTCAGGCATTAGCTGGTTAAATACGATCTTTCGATAACCATCTATGGTCGATGATTTTTTTTGATCAGATATGGCTCTGAACCATTTCTTTAATGTTTCTTCAATGGTTATATCTTTAATTATGTCTGCGAACTTATGAAGGTTATTTGAATCAGGAAAAACAGTGGCGTAGTCAAATGTACCGATAGCTATCTCATGTAGGATAGCTGCTCGATGGTTCGATACTTTCTTTAGGTTAGAGGGCGTAGGCTTGAGCTTGATTGGTTCGCGGCAGCGTTGCCCCTGATACTGGAACGTAACCTCGATTGTGGTCGAGTAACGGGACTCGACACCTTCGTACTTTCTGACCATTTCTCAAACCCCGATATGCTTATTAGATAGCGTCCATCTGGTGCACGAAAGAATTCCTTTCCTTCATTAAACACGCCATTTTGACATTTTTTATAGATACCATCATAGCCATAGCCAGATAGCTCGCAGAACTTTCTTATTAAAACTCGATCTAGCATAGACTAATTCCTAATCTTTTCCACTAATTCTGGTTTGCGACAATCCCACCACTCAACAGAGGTTGAGGGAGACAAGCCGAGTTTTGTAGAATCCTTGAACTTAATTTCATCGTCTTTCTTGCCAAAAATCCTGTCAAAATTTTGATTAAACTTGTCATTAGATGGTCTTGAAACTGGCTTATCTTTTGCGCTCATAGGTTGCCTCTAAAATGGAATATCATCGTCAAAGTTATCTGGGCCTTTATCCATCCCAGCCATAACCGCTGCTTTGGCTTGCTGCACATTCTGAGCCTTTTCCCTTTCGTGTGGGTGGCCTGATCGAATTGATGGGCCGCCAGAAATTAAACTTAAATCACTGACTCTGCATTTTAACTTTGCACCTTGCGTCCCGTCTTTTTTCATAAATTGCTCAAGCTCTACATCATCGGCATATAGCACAAACTGAGTGCCTTTAGTCAGATATGGGCCTAGACTCTCAGCACGTTTGCCCCAGAGCGTCCCGTCTATCCACTGACCCCTTTTGTTATCTCCAAATCCTATGTCATAAACCATAGCTAGAGAGGCCACTGGGTCTCCCTTTGCTGTATAACGGACTTCTGCATCTCTTCCCAATCTAACTAATTTAGCTAACATTACGCTGCCTCTTGTTTATTATTACGGATATAATCTTTTTGTTTTGTGGATAAAATATTCCATACCCACATCTGTTCATGCGGCTCTAGCTCATTAAAACTTTCTTGAACTGTTGAACTAGAATCTTCATTAATGTCATTAACAATCGCTATCAAGCTGGCCTGCAATTCTTCACGCTTTATGC